TGGTACTGGCACCGCTACTTACGGCAACATCAACCGTAGCGCAAACACTTGGTGGAAGTCGAATCAGTATGCGGCTGGTTCGGTCAACCCGACCCGTCAGAACGTGCTTCAGTACATCTCCGGCACCGTCAAGAACTCGGCAGAAGTGCCGACTTATGGCGTCTGCGGCTTTGGTACTTGGACGCTTTTGGCGCAAGACTATGTTGGTCAGGAACAGTACGTCATCACCCCCGGTTCGGGCTTTGATGGCGATGCAAACGGCCCGCAGGCCGCGTTCCGTGCGCTCATGGTCGCTGGTGTTCCGATCTACCCCGACCCGTATTGCCCTGAAGGTACTCTGTACCTCCTGAACTCGAACTACATGAGCCTGTACATCCATGAACAGGGTCAGTTTGTGTTCACGGGCTTCGAGAGCACCCTTCCGAACTGGCAGATTGGCTATGTCGGCGCTGTTCTGACTATCGCAGAACTCGTCAACACGAAGCCAAAGGCCATGACGAAGGTCACGGGCTACAACTCCCTGTCCCTGTAAGGAGAAAGCCCAATGGCACTTGCTCTTAATAAAATCCTCGTCTCCAACACTTCGACCAACACTCCGTCGGCGTATCTTCAGACCGTAACGGTGTCTTCGGTTGGTGCAGGCAATTCTACCGCCATGCTGAACTCTCAGTATGTTCCGGCTGGCTTGTATCTGTATCCCCCGACGGCAAACGTCACGATTGAAATCAACGCTTACACGGGTACGGCGAATAGCTGGACAACCCTTATTGCGGCAAACGTCGGTGGTACGCTGTTCTCGGATGGCTACAACGTACGTGCGAACGCAACTACGGGTACTCAGACTGTTACCCTCTACACCGTCAACGGCGGTCAGGCGGCTACGCAGTCCTCGTACGCAACCGCGTAAGGAGGTCTGTCATGGCTAACCAGAACCGTGTAGGCGCTGAAACTCAGGACGGCTTTGGTGGTAAGCGTCTCGCTTACATCTCAGCGCCGTTCTCGCTTGCAACGACCGCAAATGCAGTTGTGGCTTTGCCTATTCTCGGTGGTGGCACCAGCGGTACGACGAAGTACATCATTCGTCAGATCACTGTGTCTAATCTGTCGAATAGTGCTGGGGGCTCTGCTCCCAGCGCAGCTACCGCTAACATTACGGTTGGCACGACCAATGATGGCGCGAACCTTGTCGCTAACACGACAACGCTCACGAACCTCACGACCAACACTAGCTTTGTGGACCTTACGCTGAACACTGACACAGCTAAGACCCTCTACACGGCTAACACGTTGTTCGTAAACGTCACGGCGAATGTTGCGAATGCACAGGCGTTCATTGCCGTTTATGGCGATGTGGTGACGTTCTAAGGTTGTTCGGCCTAACGAGCTACCACATCACTACATCCCCGGTGGTAGAACGAGTACCCCTCCCTGCGTCGCGGTGGGGAGGGGGAAAGTCTTCAGAGATGTGGTACGAACGTGACAACACTGAACGATTACATAACGGTTACTCGGCGCATCCTGCATGACGCCAATGCAAACTTTTGGTCTGACCAAGAGCTGACTTACGACATCAACGTAGCGCGTAAGCGACTGACCCGTGACACGGGTTGTAATCGTAAGGTGCAAAACAGCACTGTTGTCCTCAATCAAGAAGTGTACGACTTCAGCGACTTGCCAGATGGCGAGCGCACGATGGACATCATCAACATCAATTTGTATTGGGGCGAGACGCGCTTACCTATGCGCTATCTGCCTTGGACGCAATTCAACGCTCAGTTGCGCTTCTGGCAAAACTATACGGGTCAGCCTGTCGCTTACTGCTTGTACGGCACCCGTAAGTTTTATGTCGGTCCTGTGCCTGACGAGACTTATGTGATCGAACTCGACACGGTTGTGAACCCGGTCGATCTGGTCAATCTCTCGGATGAAGATGAGCTTCCCGAACTGTGGACTACGCCAGTGCCGTATTATGCGGCTTATCAGGCTAAGTTCAAAGAACAAAGCTACGGTGAAGCTGAAATCTTTCGTCAGCAATATCTGCAACAGACGCAGAACCTTATCTCGTCTACGTTCACACGACGTTTGCCGGACCCTTACTCAAGGCCGTACTAAGTCATGGCAGCATCACCTGAACAAAAAAAACAATATACGGTTGTTAAAACCTTCAAGGGCCTCAACACGAAGGCCAACAGGACCGCTATTGCCGAAGATGAGTTCTCTTGGATTGAGAACCTTCAGCCGATTGGCTTTGGTAACATCAAGGTTGTGCCTAACTATGTAACCGTCACAACTGGCGGTTCTAATGTCACGTTCAGCAATAACGTAAATTCTTTTACTAGTGTTAACTTGAACAATGATGACAATATATTGGGTTTTGAAGACAATGGTCAGGCTCAATACTACAACATAGACACTAATACTTTTGGCAACGTATCTGTCGTTGGAAAATTTTCATCGTCTGGCGTTCGCGCTAAACAATGGAAGAACGACCGCACCATGATCCTCGACCCGAACAACGGGTTGTATTCATGGGATGGTGCTAATGTTGTGACTATTGGTTCTGTCGGCACGATTGGCATTACCAATGCAGGCAGTGGCTACACCAGCGTTCCACAAGTCACAATCAGTGCACCCAATGAAACTGGCGGCTTGCAAGCACAAGCTATCGCTTCAATTTCGAATGCGGCTGGCACGATCACTGGTGTAGAAATAAATGCAACAGGCAGCGGCTATACGTCTGTTCCAACAGTTACGATTGACCCACCGTCCAGCCAGTATGGTGTTCAGGCTCAAGCGACAGCTACCATTCAAGGTGGCAATGTTGTAGTTATTAGCGTCACTAATCCCGGCTCCGCTTACACCGCTGTACCCAATGTTACGATCAGTGGCGGCGGGGGTAGTAATGCAACTGCAACAGCCAAGCTAGGTTCTGGCGTTGTGTCCGCTATTACTGTGACTGAAGCTGGTAGCGGTTATACATCTGCACCTACTATCACCATTAGTGGTGGTGGAGGTAACAACGCAACCGCTGTAGCTGGTTTGTTGACCTTTAAAAAAGGTACAGTTGGCATTGTCATCAGCAACGGTGGTTCTGGCTACACAACTGCGCCTAACGTCACAATTTCTGGTGGCGGCGGCAACAATGCGGCTGCAACTGCCATTGTTAACGGCGGCGTTGTAACTCAAGTTGTGGTAACTAATCCCGGCGATGGTTACACCAGCAATCCGACAGTTAGCTTTAGTGGCGGCAGTGGTAATGGTGCTGCGGCTTTGGCTGTTGCGGCAGTTGATCCCAACGTAGACCTTGCAACATTTCAAGGTCGTGTATGGGTTGCTCAAGGGCGTACAGTCTTTTACTCGGCGGCTGGCACCTACAACTATTACACCAGCGTGTATGCGGGCAATATCAACCTTGCTGACGATACGTTGCACAGCACGATTGATGCTCTCATTTCTGCAAACAACTTCTTGTATGTGTTTGGTGAGAACAGCATCAACGTGTTCTCTGACGTTCGTGTAACTTCAAGCGGCTCGACATTGTTTACGAACACCAACGTGTCAGCGTCGGTTGGTTCTCGTCGCATCAATACGGTGTTCCCGTATTTCCGTTCGCTGTTGTTTATGAACGACTACGGCATCTACGCTCTGGTCGGTGCAACAACCAGCAAACTATCTGACGCCCTCGATGGCATCTTCCCGTTGATTGACTTCGATTATCCCGTGTCGGGTGGTCAGGTCTTGTTAAACAACATCCTCTGCGCTGCGTTCAACTTCTATTACAACGATCCTGATACTGGCTTGCGTCCTCTTCAAGCAGTGTTCTTTGACAAGAAATGGTTCCTCACCAGTCAAGGAACAACGAAACTTACAACGTCAATCGCCACGGCTGGCGGTGTGCAGTTGTATGCGACAGATGGAACAAAACTCACGAAGCTCTACGCTGATAGCACCAGCAATATCAGCAGTAACTTGAGCACGGCTTTGTGGCCTATGTCGGATACGATCCGTACCAAGCAGGCATTGAAGTTTGGCATCGAAGCGACGCTGACCCTTGGCGGCGTTTTGAATGTGACCGTGGACAGCGAAAGCAATGTCAGCCCTGTCTATGTGATGACCAACTTTATCACTTGGTACAACAACGCTGGCACTACAATCCCGTGGCAGAACAACAGCCTTGTTAATGTCCCGTGGACCTACAGTAATGGCTATGTGCTGTATAAGAGCGACGCTCAGCAATATGGCAAATATCTCGGCCTTACAGTAACATCCACTTCACCCGGTATGACTTACAACACGTTCGAGACAGAACACGAACTCAGAGTGAGGTTCTAATGCCTTTGCCGATCTCGATCCCCTACGTCTTTGCTAACGCAACGACCGCTATACCGTTGTCTAACCTAGACAGCGATTTCACGACGGTCGCTAACGCGATTAACGGCATTGGCAATGGCACGAATAGCTTGTCTAACGTGTCTATTACTGGTGGTAATATTACTAACGTAACTATCACCTCTTTGGTTTCTCCGATTGCCGTCAATTCTGGTGGCACTGGTTTGGCGACCATCACCCTGAACAACGTAATTTTGGGTAATGGCACGAACAGCGTTCAGGTTGTTGCTCCCGGCACAACTGGCAACGTGCTGACCTCGGACGGCACAACTTGGAAATCAACTGCGCCTGCCGTTGTCACGGCTGTTGCCAACATTAGTTTTGGTTCGACTGG